CGGTAAGTGTATTGTTATGATTAGCAAAATGGGTGACAATCCTGATGCGATTTCGCAAATCCCCTTTTAGCTAAAGGAAAAATCATGGGTTATTACAACAAAGAAGTAGAACCGAAAGGCGTTAAGTCTTCGGATATGACAGGCCAAAAACGCGTAGGCGCGTCTAAAGTCGATAAAGAAGACGGTGGCGTTCCTTCAACAACTGGTGCTAAAGCCCCCAAAGGCGCAACTTCATCAGATATGAGCGGCGAGCGTAAGGCTCCCATCGCTGGTGGCGTTGGCATGGGCAAGGCTGATGGTCTTGGTCTTCGTGAAGAATCCCACATGGGTATGCACGATGGTCGCCTAGGCGAGATGAAAGGCCACATGGGCGAAAAAACCGTTTATGAGCATGAGCGTTACCCTCACGATCAGGACGGGATGTAAAAAGATGAAAACCCCGGCGTTTTGTGGACACCGGGGCTTTCTGACCACCAAACAAGGGGGTGTTTGAATGGCTGAGATATATGTTACTGGAACCTGCAAATCCTGTATTTACTTCGTGGCAGGTTTTCCAGTAGGCGAGTGCCGCAGATTTCCGAAACCTTACTCTTGCAGCCAAAATCATTGGTGCGGGGAGCAAAAGGAAAACGAAGCTATGGTAATTCCGCCAATGCCGCTCGAAACCCTTCCGGTTATTGAATCCAAACCGCGCCGAGGGAGGCCACGAAAAAATGAAGTTCAAACCGCTTAGAGATTTAATTGTCGTATTACCTGAAGAACGGGTGAAATCCGCAATTATTGACGTTGTTATGAGTGAAGAACCCAATATGGGTACAGTAGTCGCTACTGGCCTGGGTGAATACAACGCCAAAAACGTATTGATCCCGCAACCTGTAGAAGTCGGACAAAAAGTTCGTTTTGGAACAATGGGTAAGGATGAATATCTTAAGTATCGCCCTTACTTTGAGGATGGTGTAAGATACCTTATCATGTCATGGAAAGACGTCTGTTTTATTGAGGGAAACGAAGATGCCGCTTAAGAAATCTACCAGCAAGAAAGCGTTCGAAGAAAACATTAAAACGGAAGTAAAAGCCGGTAAGCCTGTAAAGCAAGCCGTAGCTATTGCTTACTCCGAAAAACGTGAAGCCGCAAAGAAAGGAAAAAAGAAATGATTAACTTGCAACATGACATTGCTGAAGTGGACATGATCCTCAAACATTTGGCTATGGGTGCGTACCAAGACGTGGCCGCGCTTATCCACAAGATTCAAGGACAAGCCATTCCTCAGCATCAAGCTAACCAAGCAGCAGCAGAGCAAACGGAACAGGCAAGCTAACATGGCCCACGATAAGCCCATCCCTCATAAAACGACAGGTAAAGGTAAAACCTACAACCCGACCGAAAAAGGGGCTGGGCTTACCGCTAAAGGCCGCGCCGAGTACAACGCAAAGAACAATGCAAACCTAAAGCCGCCCGCACCCAATCCCAAGACAAAGAAAGACGAAGGCCGTAAAGCCTCTTTCTGCGCGAGGATGGAAGGCGTAGTTAAACACTCCAAAGGCCCGGCAGAACGCGCCAAGGCCTCACTCAAGAACTGGAACTGCAAATGACCAAGCCCGGACTGTATGCCAACATCCACGCCAAGCAGGAACGGATTAAACGCGAGAAGGCCGAAGGTAAACCGGTAGAGAAAATGCGTACGCCGGGAAGCAAAGGCGCACCTACAGCAGCAGCGTTTAAGCAATCAGCAAAGACTGCAAAGAAGAAGTAAACAAAACAACAACTTGGAAATTATATTAAATGTCAAATCGAGGTGCGCCGGAAGGAAACCATAATGCAGCTAAGGGTAGGATGTTTTATGCCGAACTGCGGAAGGTCTTCGTCCAAAACCCCGAGCGATTAAGGAACGTAGCAGAGGGCTTGATTGCAGCAGCCGAAGCCCGTGAGCCTTGGGCCGTCAAAGAACTGATGGACAGAATGGACGGCAAGCCTGTTCAAGTGAATCAGCTAGAGAATACGGACGGCTCCCCTCTGTCTGGAATCATGGTCACGTTTGTAAACCCATCGGAAGACGATGGAAAGTGAAGTTCAGTCGGCAATAGCTAAAGCCGAGTTCCCCAAAAAACTAGAGTGCTTATTCAAACCCGCTTATAGCCGGTATCGCGTCATGTATGGGGGACGCGGTGGAGCGAAGTCTTGGGGGATTGCCAGAGCCTTGCTAATCAAAGGCGCACAAAAACCGCTCCGAATCCTTTGCGCCCGTGAATTGCAAAAGTCGATCAAGGATTCTGTTCACAAACTTCTGTCTGACCAAATCGATTCAATGGGCCTAAACGGCTTTTATGAAATTACCCAAGACGCTATCCGGGGCGGTAACGGCTCTGAGTTTATCTTTGTTGGCCTAAAGAACAACGTCACCAGCGTGAAGTCTATCGAGGGCGTGGATATATGCTGGGTGGAAGAGGCCGCCAACGTCAGCCGTAACTCATGGAACGTATTGATCCCGACTATCCGCAAGGAAGGCTCGGAGATATGGATTAGTTTTAACCCCGAACTAGAATCAGATGAAACGTATGTGCGGTTTGTGGCTAACCCGCCAAACAACGCAGTCGTTCAAAAGGTCAACTGGTCTGATAATCCTTGGTTCCCCGAAACCTTGCGTATTGAGATGGAAACGCTTAAAGGCCGAGATGTTGAGCAGTATTACAATGTTTGGGAAGGTCTTTGCCGTCAAACCGTCGATGGGGCAATCTTTGCCAAAGAAATGCAACTGGCAGAATTGGATGGTCGTATTACCCGTGTTCCTTACGATCCAACCAAGCCCGTTCACGCTATCTTTGACTTGGGATGGTCAGACCAGACGGCTATCTGGTTCCTTCAGTTCGTCGGCATGGAAACACGGCTGATCCGATACATTGAGGACAGCCAGCAAACCATCAGCTTTTACCTCGCCAAAATGCAAACCTACGGCTATATCTATGACACGCTCTGGTTGCCGCATGATGCTGAGAACAAGACATTAGCCGCTAATGGCAGGTCGATTGAGGAAATTGTTAGAAGTAGCGGATTCAAAACAAGAATTATTCCCCGCGTCCCAATAGTGGACAGCATTAACGCAGCGCGTACAATATTCAGTAATTGCTGGTTTGACCGCGAGCATTGCCATGACGGGCTGCAATGCTTAAGACATTATCGTTATGACGTTGACCCGGATACCAAAGCGTTTAGTCGAACACCGTTGCATGACCAGTATAGTCACGGTGCAGACGCATTTAGGTACATTGGGCTGATGATTAACGAACCTCGGCAACCGAAAAAGCCTAAACCCTCTTACGCGGCTCCGGCCTCATGGATGAATTGATGGATATTGAAAAGCTCGAAGACGATTCCGACCCTAGAATCCAACAGGCCAAGGACTTTCTTAATTTTTGCCAAGAATCCGACTCAACCAACCGATCGGAGGCCGCCGAGGACTTGAAGTTTGCCGCTGGCGATCAATGGCCCGTAGAGATTCAAAACAGCCGTAACCTTGAAGCAAGACCCTGCCTGACCATCAATAAGATGGACGCTTATGTGCGGCAGATATGTAACCAGCAGCGGCAGCAGCGGCCCCGCATGAGGGCACACGGCATGAACTCCGAAAGCGATGAAAAGATTGCCCAGGTCATTACCGGGATTTGCCGCCACATTGAACTCAACTCAAACGCTGATAGTGCTTATGACACCGCGTTCGACTTTGCCGTTCGCATGGGCTGGGGCTATATCCGCTTAAGAACAGACTACGCGCATGAAGACAGCTTCGATCAAGAAATCTTCATCGACCACATCCCAAACCCGTTTACTGTTTACTTCGACCCTAACTCTACGGCCCCCGATGGTTCGGACGCTGAGTTCTGTTTAATTACCGAAGTTATCCCTAAAAAGGTATTTCGCAAGCTCTATCCAGACGCAGACGAAGGCGTAGGGTTTACTTTACGCGGAACTGGCGACAGCAACGCCGAATGGGTAACTCGGGAAGATATTCGCGTAGCCGAGTTCTACTACACCAAACGGGTTCAAAGTACCCTGTATTTGCTGTCTGATGGTCGTAAGGTCTGGAAAGACGAATATAAAGCCCGCGAAGGGGTGGAAATCTTAGACGAACGCGATTCGCTCAAAAAGACCATCCATTGGTGCAAGCTCACAGCGATGCAAATCCTCGAGGAACGCGAGATCCCCGGGCGTTATATCCCGGTTGTTCCTGTATATGGTCAGCAGCTAAATGTTGAGGGCAAACGTAAGAAATTCGGCCTAATCCGTCAGGCGAAAGACCCACAGCGGATGTACAACTTTTGGCAAACCGCCCTGACTGAAAGTATTGCATTGGCTCCAAAGGCTAAATGGATACTTGCTGAAGGTCAGGACGAAGGCCACGAAGAAGAATGGGCGCAAGCAAACGTCAAAGCCTTCCCTGTTTTGCGTTATAAGCAGAAAGACATTGATGGAACTCCCGCCCCGGCTCCCCAGCGATTGCAGCCCGAGCCACCCCCAGCGGGTGTAATGGCAGCAGCCGCCACGATTCAGCAGGATTTGCAGTCGGTTGTAGGTATTTATGACCCCAGCCAGTTACCGACCGGCAACATCTCTGGAAAAGCCCTGCAAGGTCAGCAAATGCAAGTCGATATGGTTAATTTTAACTATTACGACAACCTGACCCGCTCAATCCGCCATGTTGGCAAGATCGTATTAGGCTGGATTCCCAAGATATACGACACCGAACGAGTGATGCGGATCATCGGGGATGACGGCAAGCACGAACTAATTACGATTAACCAGCTACACACCGATGAACAAGGCGTCAGCCGCGTCTTAAATGACGTCACCATCGGTGAGTATGACGTTGTGATGGATACTGGCCCCGGATTTAACTCCAAACGGCAGGAAGCGGTGGATGCGATGTTGCCGCTATTGTCAGCAAATGAGCAGTTATTCAATGTTGCTGGCGATTTGGTATTCCGTAACATGGACTTTCCGGGCGCAGAAACGATTGCAGACCGTCTGGCGGCCTCTAATCCGCTTGCGCGTATTGATCCTAAGTCTGATGTTCCCCCGCAGGTTCAGATGCAACTAGCGCAATCTCAAGCCCAATTACAGGCCTTGCAACAGCAGTTACAGCAGATGCAATTGGCTATGAAACAACGTCAGGACATTGAGCAGGTTAAGCAAGACGCCGAAACCAAGCGCGAATTGATGCGTCAGACCGCCAAGGCCCACAACACCGAAACAAACGCCGAAGTACGGGCGCATGACGTTGCAACAAGGGCCATTACTGCGCAAAACGTGGAAGAGATTAGAGCAATGGCAGCCATGCTGATGAAGCACATGGACACCAGACAGCTAGAGGCCGAGATTGAGAAGCGTAACGCCGAGCAATACGCTCACGAAGCCCAAACGTATCAAGCCATCGCCCCACAAGGAGGTTTATAAATGCCGACAGTAACTAGTTCCAACCGCGAAGAATTTATTCAAAAAGAACTAGACCGCCGGGAAGGAAAATCCCGCCACCCCTTATATGCAAGAGCAGCAGAACTGGCTCATGAATTATCCGGTAAAGCCGAATTGCATCATGATGAACACCACCACGATAGAGCGCATATCGCTCACGAAATGGCCCACGAATTTTCAAAGCCTGACCGTGAATTGATGAAACATCACAAAGAAAAAATGAGCCATCACCACAAAATGCGCGAAGAAGCTAAAGAAGGAATTAAAGAAATGATTTAATTACTTGTTTTTAGTAATATAACCTTACCGATCAGGTTGGTCGGGTTAAATTCTTAGGGAAAACCTATGTCAGAAGCACAAAGTGTCGTAACGAGTGAAAACTCAGCCGAGTTCTATGCAAATAAATTGGGTTTAGCGGATGCCCCCGAGCCAACTGAGGCCGCAGAAGCGGAGCCAGCGCACGAGCAAACGAGTGAACCGGAAGCAGAACCATCGGCAGAACAGCAGCAGGAAAAGCCCAAAGCAAAGCTAGAGAAGCGGTTTAGCGAGATCACAAAGCAGCGTGAAATGGCCCGTCAGGAAGCAGAACGGGAGCGTCAGGCTAGGATGGAACTCGAAAACAG